AAGGTTGCATTAGCATATACTCGTAGCAATTATGATTTTTACCTTTATGGCGATTTTGCTACCAAAGCAGAAAGAGAATATTTTAAGAAGTATTACCCGGATATTAAGAGATTATCCAGTTTAAAGAAAATAAAGAAACTCAAAGGTAATACCATACTGATTGACAGTTTTAATCCTATTGTTAATGTAGAATCTCGTATGGATTATTCAAAGGAATTCAATGAGATATTCCAGCCGCTAAGATACCTTAGACCTTCAACTTTACAGAATATTTATAGTTTTTATTCGCCAGAAGATAAGGATTATAAAAGAATAATTGAAGGTAATTCATTACGTTTTGTAACGGGTAATTTTGACGCTTTTGAAAATTTCTATGAATTTCCGGATAAAACCACTTTTACAGTAAATCGTCCTAATGAAGATAAACCTTTTGTACATTTTGTTCTCGATGATACTGAAGCTTCATACCCACTATTCAGTCTTATTTGGGAATCTGCTCAGGAAGGCAACATTCATATTTATACTTTCTTAGGTGATGAAAGTCAAATAGAAAACCTTAGTAAATTCCTAAAGAAATATGGATTCGATAGTAACATACCAAATCCACTTAATGTTGTACCACTTGATGATGCAATAGCAATTTTACAGATGACAGAGAGTGGCGGCAATAGTGTTTGGTATGATGATGATTTGGATGAAGCGAGAAAGGAGTTGAGCGAAAATTAAAATTGTAATTGTTAATGGACATTGCGGCAATGGTAAAACTACTTTTGAAACAATGGTTACGAAGATAGCCGAAGCAAGAGATAAGAAAGTAAAGATTCTTTCTACTATTGATTATGTAAAGATGCGTGCAAAGATTTTTGGTTGGGATGGCGGCAAGACCCCAGAAGATAGGCGCTTTCTTTCTGACCTTAAGGATGCCCTTACACGTTGGAAAGATGTTCCTTATCAGGAAATGAAAGAAAAAATAAAGAGTTGTAGCGAAGACTATGACCTTATATTTATAGACTGCCGCGAACCGGAAGAAATAAAGAGATTCGTTGAAGACTTTAATGCTTTAACAATGATTGTTCAAAGAGGGGAATATGTATCAGTTGGCAATCATGCTGATGATAATGTTGAAAATTATCAGTATGATATTGTTATTGATAATAGCAGAGGCCTTGATGAACTCATGCAAGAAGCAACAATTTTTGTAGAAACTTTTATAATGGAAGAGGAGTAATTTATGGAAATTTTAATTGATGGTGTAGACTTTTTCAATCTTGACGCAATGAAGTATTACAGTTTCGCTAAGACTTTTAAGGGTAACAAGAAAGCTAAGGCAAAGGAACTTGTATTTAGTGAATATTACTACGGCAGCCGCAAAATGGATGGTATCTGGGCTATGCTCATTAAAGATGAAGATGGTAACTTCCATTTAAGAAGTAGAACAGAATCTGTAAATGGTGGCTATGCAGACAAGGCAGAATGGATTCCTCATATTTGTAAGGAGTTCGATAGCCTTCCAAATGGTACAGCTCTTATTGGTGAAATCTATTTTCCGGATAATGAAGGTAGTAGAAAGGTTACTTCTGTACTTAACTGTTTAAAGAACACTTGTCTTTCTAAACAGGAAAAGGGAGAATGGCTTCACTTCTATTTATTTGATGTTGTTGCTTTCGCCGGAAAGTCTATGATTGATTCAAGATTTATAGACAGAATTGCAATACTTAATAAGATTGCGCCAAACGAACATATCGAAATCGCCAATTACGTTAAGGGCGAGGAACTTTGGGAACTCTACCTTGATACTATTGAAAATGGCGGCGAAGGTATTGTAATCACACATATTGATAGTGCGTATTACCCAGGTAAGCGTCCAGCATGGAAGACTTTAAAGCTAAAGAAAGAACTTGAAGACACCATTGATGCTTTCTGTGACGGCGCGACAAAACCACCAACAAAACTTTACAATGGTAAGGAACTTGAAACATGGCCTTACTGGATTGATGATAGAACAGAAAAAAGATTAGAGGGTTGTCAGATTGTAGACTATACAAATGGCGCACCTATCATTCCAGTTACTAAGGGTTATTACAATGGTTGGGTATCAGCAATTTCATTCTCAGTAATGAAAGATGGTCAGCCAAAGCATATTGCATGGATTAGTAATATTCCTGATGAAATCAAGGCAAATCCTGAAAAGTTCAAAAATAAAGTTGCCGCACTTACAGCAATGGAAATTGAACATATCGACGATGAATATTCTCTTAGACACGGCAGAATTGAAAATTGGCGTGATGACAAGAAACCAGAGGATTGTGACTTTAGTCAGATTATAAACTGATTGTAAACTTCTTATATATTTTCTACATTATTAAGGGAGCATAGACTCCCTTATTTTTGTATAAAGAGGTGATAAAATTGTTTAATCCTAGTATAATTGTACCAATACCTCCATGTGTGCCGCCAAAGCATACACAGATTAATCCAAGATGTTTAACTTGTAATCACTTTGAAATGTGCGGCTTTAAGGTTGATTATTTCAAAACATTATCTTTATTATAGAATTGTTTAGGTTCACCGGCAGAAGCCTATGAACAAGTAGACAGAGTAATACTTATTCCGGGATTTGATGGTCTTCCTATAATTAATGAAGATAATTACTTACCGCAAGAAATTACTTTCGATAATTCAGATTGGGATGGAAAACTTTTCTTATCTAAGTTTGATAGTATCAATCGTGTAAATATAGTTTATATGGTTGGTAAGTATTATATCTTACTTAAGTTTGAGTATAATGCTACTTCTGAATTATATGAACTTAAGTTCTGTAAGGAAGCGTTTTACTTAGTCGATTATGATTTAAGCCAAACTTCTCTCGAAGAAATTCAGCTTGGTTTAGTTGATTGGAGAGAATGGGCACTTAATGCACCAGCCCCAGAACCACCAAAGAGAGATGTAATTAATACAACTCATTTCTCAGCATGTCTGGACTGTGATTCATATGAATGGAATAAAGATTCTTATGAAGATGCTATTAAGAAATTCCAAAAGAAATATCCATTGGGTATTCCAATTTCCGGAGATGGTAGATTACTTTATCATATTGCGACATATCATGTTGTAGATGGAGAAGTTCCAATTCAGCCATACTTCCAGCCGGAAAAAGTAAATAATTATATTCCACCTTGTCCGCCTCCCCCACCACCTCCACCGGTGAAGAGAGACGAACTTTAATGGAGGTGACATTATGAAGAATAAGATAACTAAGGTAATAATGAAGGTTATGCCAGTTATGACAGCTTTTGCTTTCTCCTATTCTATTGGCCTCTGGGATTGGATTAGAAGTTTCTTTGGGTGATATAAATGTCCAAAGGAGAAGACAAGGTTGCAAAGTTACTTTCTGAAAATGGAATTCAATTTAAAAGAGAATTTATATTTTCAGATTGTAAGAGTTTAAGGGGAAAATCACTTCGGTTTGATTTTGCAGTTTTTAAGAATGGAAAGCTGGTGTGCCTTATAGAAATAGACGGCAGGTAGCACTTCCAGTACACACCATATTTCCATAAATATAAAATTGCTTTTCAACGCCAACAAGAATGGGATAGGAGAAAAAACGCTTATTGTTTATCAAAGGGTATTCCACTTATAAGAGTGCCTGAATGGGAAATTAAGGATTTAACAATAGAGCGGCTATTTACAGACCCGTCTTTTAGGGTGACGACAAAAAATCATAATCTGTTTTTGAAGGAGAGAAAGTAAAATGGGATTTATTTATAAAATTACTAATTTAATCAATCAAAAAGTTTATATCGGACAAACATCTAGAACAATAGATATTCGGTGGTAGCAGCATCTTGAACTTTCTAAAACGGGAGAAACACATCTGTATCGAGCCATGAGAAAATATGGTATAGAAAATTTTTCTATAGAACAAGTGGAGGAAACATCTTTACTTAATGAAAGGGAAATTTTTTGGATTGATTATTATAAAAGCTTTGAGAAAGGTTATAATATGACTCTTGGCGGAGAAGGTGGCAAAAAGATTCAAATAGATAAAATAATCTCTTTGTGGAATCAGGGATTAAATTTATCTGATATTTCTTTAAAAACTGGTCATGCAATACGACACATAAGTAATGCATTATAGACAGAAGGTATTACAAAAGAAGAAATTTTTAATCGAGGCCAAGAGACGGCATGTGCTAAAAGAAGTGTTCCTGTATATAAATTTGATTTAAATGGTAATTTTATTAATAGTTATTGTTCAGCCAAGGAAGCTGGTAGAGATAATAATTTATCAGCTTCACACATTTTAAATTGCTGCAATGGTAAAGAATTAAGTTGTGGTGGATTTTTATGGAGTTTTTCTCAACAAATTGGTAAACAAAATGTTTCCAAGAAAAAATAGGGTGGAAAAATAGATAAACGTCCTGTTGAACAAAGAGATAAAAACAATAATTATATTCAAACCTTTGAATCATTAGGTGCCGCGGCGAAAGCCGTAAACGGTTCTTCGGCAAACATTTTTGCTGCTTGTAATGGAAGGCAAAAAACTGCTTATGGTTTTAAATGGAATTACGACATGGTGGAGGTGAGAAAATGAACGAAGTAATACTTGCCGCGATATTTGCCGGTGTTGGCTCTGTAATTACCATTATTGGTAAAGTTGTTGTTGATATAATCAAAGCAAAGAAAGAGCCTGATGAAATGGATATGGAACTTAAACAAGAACTTGAAACAGAAAAACATAAGAACGACGAAGCGATAGCAGCTTTTACTGATTTTGGTAAAGAAATTTCGCAATCCGTTGAACAGCTTAAACAGGAAGTTTCAAGTTTAAAGGATGATATGGCTAGCCGTATTGAAGATATAGAAAGAAAAATGGATGATTACCGTAACGAAACTAGGGAAATCAATAAATCAAGTCTTCGGCACGAAATTACTCAAATCTATTTTGCGAACTGTGATAAGAAAGCTATAGATATGA